TTGGCCAAGCTCATCGTGGACCTGGCCACGTGGCCTAACAGGTCGGCATGGGAAAATCACAGGGTGAGGAGACGGAGATGAGCGAGCGCAAACATCGGTGCGGTGGCTCCCTCCATCCAGCAACCGTCGAGATTCGTTGTGAGGGGGACGGATTCCTGGTGATTCAGGCGGTTCCTGGCCTTGTGTGCGACAAGTGCCACGAGGAACTGCTTGAGCATCGTACTGCCCTGGAGATTCAGGCGATCAGTACCCCATCCTCGCCGCGCGCTTCGGCGGCGTCCTGGTGGCGGGCCAGAACTCGGAGAACGGGCACCGGGACCGGGAGCCGAAGACCAAGCGGGCTTGACGCCCTTGCACGCGCAAGGCATAGTGGGGGGTGAAATGGAGAGGGGGTGAGTTCAGCCGTTATGTCGACCAAAGAAAGGAAGCCCGTAACGCGGCTCAGTCTAGCCGCGGCGATCATGGCCAAGGCCGGCGCCTCTAAGGGGGGGCATGCGCGGGCCGCACGGCTCAGTCCGGAACGACGTCGAGAGATCGGTGAAGAGGGCGCCAAGGCTCGATGGGGGCCTCGGCCCTCTACCTCCAGTAACACAGACGAGACCTAGACCATTCTCCGATAAACAAACGGTGGGGAGCCCCCCTGGATTGGCCACAGCCCGCTAGGGGTGCTTCCTACTCTCCCAAAGACCGTGAGGGGAACACGTGTCCAAGCTCACTCCGGAGGCGGTAGTCCAAGACTACTCGCGACTGGTCCGCAAGCTCGCTTTTCAGATCGCGAGATCCCTCCCTGACCGAACGATTTATGCAATCGAGGATCTGTACCAGATTGGGGTCGAGGCCGTCCTGACAAAGCTCCCGGTGTACCGAGCCCGCCGGTCGAAGCCGACCACGTTCGTCTGGATGGTGGTCCAGAACCGGTTCCGGGATCTCCTGGACAAGGAGCGAGTCCGCTACCGCCTCGCTCCCATGGATACTCGTCTCCGGGAGTACCAACCCGAGGCCCCTGGGGAGCTTGGCGGGATCGCCATGACCGAGGCAATTCTGGACTTGAAGCGGGAACTCAGCCGGCAAGCTCGGACCGGGCGTTGACCCCTCTCGACCGAGATCAGGCGTTCCGCTCGTGGTGTATCCCGTGTGGGCTCCATGCTGCCCCACAGGCCGAAGGGACCTACTGGCGGATCGGGGGGGATGGTCGCCTCGACGCGACGCTCGTCCTGGTCGGGGAGGCCCCAGGGGAAGAAGAAGAGAAGACCGGCCGATACTTCCAGGGCCGGGCCGGAAGCATCTTGGACCGAGCCCTCATCGCCGCGGGGATCGACCGGGAGTCCTGTTACATAACAAATGGAGTGGCGTGCCGTCCGAGAAATGCCGCCGGCCGGAACCGCACGCCCACCACGAAAGAGCTTGGGTTTTGCCGAGGGTATCTTCAGCACGAACTTCGGCAACTGACCCAGAAGAAAGTCTTGGTGGCCCTCGGAGCCTCCGCCACGTGGTCACTCCTCCACCCGGACCTCCTCCCTGGTGGGGTTATGGAAAACCAAGGCCGGGTGGTCTGGTCCAACGAGCACGGGTGCTGGATTGTGTTGACGGTCCACCCTGCCCTGGCCCTTCGTAAAGCCGGAGAGATCGAGACCCTGACCGACGACCTAGTCAAGGCCGCGAGGATTGCCCGAGTGGGCTACGCTCCGGCGCCGATGGTCCCGTACACGGTGGTGAAGACCTGGGACCAGGCTGTCGAGGTGCGGGACGCTTGTCTGGCGGCAGAACGCCTGTCGTGGGATTGGGAAACGAAGCCAGCCCAGGGGGCGTCGGCCCTCCATTTGACTAAGGCCGAAGGGTTCCTACTCGCCGTAGCTGTCGAAGCCAACCACGCTTGGCTTCTCCCCCGTTATGGGTCTGAGGGCCGGCCTGTCTGGGGCCGTTGGCTTCCTCGATTCGACCAGGAAATCTTGGCCCCTATCCTCACCTCCAAGGTCCCCAAGGCCGGCCTCCACGTGGCCTTCGACTGTGCCGTGACGAAGACCACCTTGGGAGTCTGGCCCGAGCATGTGGTGGATGACCTCCAGCGGGCCAGCCACCTGGTGGACAACCATCGGCCTGAGAGAGCCCACGGCTTGAAGCGGTTGGTCGATCGGTATACGGACTACGGGCGCTACGACGATGCCCTCGACAAGTGGCTCATCGCCAACGGGTACACGAGTAAGGGTAAGGGGGGGAAGGGTGACAAGGGTCAACTGTGGCGAGCCCCCGACGAGGTGGTCCACCCGTATGCCGCGATGGATGCCGCGCAGTCCTGGGGACTCGTTGACACGCTCAGGGCCCGTCTCGACCAGGCCGGCCTCGTCCGCACGTACGAGAAGGAAGAGATGCCCCTGATCCTGGACTACGCGGTGATGGACCGCCGCGGGCTTCGGATCAACGCGGCTAAGCTCAGAACGCTCTCGTCCGAGTTGGCCGAAATGATGGCGGCCACCCACGGACAGATCGAGACGCTCATCGGCCGGACGATCAACCTCGACAGCTACCCCCAGGTCAGTAAGCTCCTGTTCGACGATCTTGGTCTCCCGATCCTGACCCGCACCCAGACTGGGGCGGCCTCGACGGCGGAGGACGTGCTGGCCCAACTCGCCACGCTTAGCGAGATCCCGGTGCTGCTCCTCCACTACCGGGCGTACTCCAAGCTCAAGGGCTCGTTTGTCGATGGGAAGGACGGTGATGCGGGAATCCTTGCCGCCGTGGACGAAGACGGCCGAGCCCGCATGTCGACGATCCTCTCGGCCTTGGAGACTCATCGCTTGGCCACCCGGAAGCCATTCCCGATCCACACGTTCCCCAAGCCGATCCAGTGTTACCGGTGCCTAACCCACGGGCGGTATGTTCTCGGGAAGAGCCCGTGCTGCCCGGCGGCCATTCGGGACGTGCTCTCGATTCGTTCGGTGGTGGTCGCCGACGAGGGATACACCCTCATCAAGGCTGACTTCAAGCAGCAGGAATTTATGTTGGTGACGTTGGCGGCGAAAGCGAAGGAAATGGAAATCGCTCTCCTCGACCGTGGAGAGGACGCGCATGAGTACGTGATGGCGCAACTCATGAACAAGAGGAAAGCTGACTACTGCGTCCCCTCCGGGGCGTTTATCGACCTCGCTGCTCAGGTTGAGTACGAGGGAGCCCGCCGGCTCGCCAAGGCCCTCAACTTCGGCCTCCTCTACCTTTGTCGAGAAAACCGCTTGGCCAAGATGCTCAAGTGTGACGTGAGCCTGGCCGCTGGGTACATAGCCGATTACTACGCTCGGTTGGAGGAAATCAAGTTCTGGCAGATGGACACCATCGCGGCTGGCCACAAGGCGGGTCGGGCCGTGTCCCTCTTCCATGACACGTATCGGGTCCTGCCGGGCCTCCAGTCCACCTCGTACATGGACGTGGCGGAGGCTGAACGGATGCTCGTCAACTATCCGATCCAGGAAGGGGGCCGTCGGGTGATGACACGGGGTTTGACCGCCCTGGCCCGACGGTGGCGAAAGGGCCGAGCCTACTGGCAAAAGTCAGCGTTCCCGGCAGAAGTCTTGTTCACTGTCCATGATGAGGTGATCGCCCAGGCCCGAACCGACGTGGCTGAGGAAGCTCAGCGCATGATGAACGAATGCTTGGAACAAGTCCACCCCGAGCTAATAGGCGGGTGCGGGATCCCCCGGGGCCTCCCGGTCGAATCCAAGCAGATCCCCCACTGGGGCTAGGGCTCACCCCGTATAATCCCCAGTGACCCTGACATGATCTACACAGAAATCTCGACCAACGGAAAGACCCACGCGATCTCCGACACCCTCGGACGGATCGACCTCGACAACTTGTCCAGAGAGATCGAAGGCTGTAACGCGGAGTCCGTGTGGTGGGGGGTCGCCGCCGCCGACGCGGACCTCGCCGCGGACCGCGCCAAGTCGCTCATGGACTCGGTCCAAGCTGACCTCAACCAACGGTTCAGGACAAAAGCGGCTGGGACCAGGATCACCGACGATGCGGTCAAAGCGCTCACCGCCACCCACCCTGAGTATCGAGAAGCTCAAGACGCCTACTTCCAGGCCAAACGCAACGCGAGCGTGATTGAATCCGTGAAGTACGCCGTCGTCCAGAAAGCCCGGAACCTCGAAAAACTTACCGCGCTGTTACTCGCCGAACGGGGAGCGCTGGCAGAGGGGTATACCGAGCGACCCCTCCCAGTCCAGTCCCGAGCGGCTTACCGTCACCTCAATCCTGGAGGGTCATCGTAAATGGGCGTTCGTCTACTCTCCCAATCGTCGTATCAGGAACAGAGCGCGGCCATCCAATCCGCGACCATGGGCCGCAAGAACTGGTCGCCGAAGGTCGGGCCCCACGGCACGCCGACCCTCAATACCATCCGGATCATGCCTCCGCATGAGAACATGGTCGACGAGAAGGGCGAGCCCAAGGTCTTCGTGCGGTCGCGAGTGCATTTCCGGCTCGGCCCGAACAAGGACACGGGCTCGGCCTGCCTCCGATACTGGAACGAGGAGTGCCCGGCCTGTGTGTTCCGGGAGACCCTTTATGCTCAGGCGAAGCAGATCCCGCCTTCGGACCCTCAAGCCGAGGAGAAGGTCAAGGTCTTGAAGGACTACGCCTACGAGATCCGTCCCCAGGATCGGTGGGGGTGTAACCTCGTCGATCTCTCGACGGCCCAGATCCGCGGGGTGCAGTCGTACTTTTTCGGGGTCGAGATCAGCAAGAAGCTGGACCGCTGTTTTTTCGGGGATCCAGAGCCCGGGAACCCCGGCGGGGATTTCATCGACGTCTCCCACCCGGAGACGGGCCGGAACATTCTGATGCGGGTCCAGAAGAAGGCTGGTGGTTCCCAGTTCAACGAGTACCCGGAACTCAGGGCCGCCCAGAAGCCGAGTGCGCTCCACGACATGACGTGGCTCGACCAGGTCGAGGATCTCTCCTGGCACGAGTATCGGCCGACTCGGGCCGAGGCCGAGGCCACTCTCCAGGGACGCCGGTACGAGAGCCGGAACCGGGGAGCCGCCCGACCGGCCCCGTCAACGGCCACCGGTCCGTCGATGCCTCCACCGTCCCCAGTATCCCCGTCGCCAGCGTCCTCTGTCCCACCGCTCGTTCCCGCGCAAACGCCGGCCCCGGCCAAGACCAAGATGCCGGGCCGCAAGAAGAAGGACGCCCCCGCCAACGGGGCCGAGGCCCCAGCGGTCCCCACGGCCCTTTGGGCTACCGGGCTCGCCCAATTGGCGAGACTAGCTCCTGACTTCACCCCCACGGCGGAGCAACAGGCCGTGACCCCTGGGCAACTCCAGGGGTGGGCCAAGGCGAACGACCTCCCCCCGTGCTTCGAGAAGGATCTCGACACAACGGACGTTGCCTGTCGGCAGTGCCCTGTCATCGTCCCCTGCTCGACCGCGATCGCCGCGAAGTCATAGCCCGTGGCCAGGAAGAAGAACACCCCACCGGCCCCGCCGGCCGGTGGGGGCGTCAACATCGACGCCCTCGTCAAAGCCCTCGACAAGCGCTTGGGGGATCGGGCCCCTATCCGGTTTTCTCAGGAGGGTGCCTATCCGCTTCGGGAGTCAGTCCCGACCGGGCTCGCCTCGCTCGACGCGGCCCTCGGTGGAGGGTGGCCGGTCCCCTCGATTATCACTGTGGAGGGAGCCGAGTCAGCGGGGAAGTCAACGCTCGTCTCCTACTTAGCCGGCGTGTTCCAGAGAGCCGGGTTTGTCCCCTACCGGGTAGAGACTGAGGAAGGTGGATCTCGGGATTGGGATGAACGTCTCGGAGTGAATCCTGAGACCGCCCTCGGTAGGCGAACATCCTCGACCGACGAGGCCCTCTTGCTCTTCCTTGAAGGGGCCAGGGCTATGGCCAAGCTCGACATGAAGGGGCTCATGATCTTCGACTCTCTCGCCGCATCCCAACCCTCGAAGGAGTTGGCGCGGGATCTGGGCAAGTCGATGAGCCCGGGGGAACGGGCGGGTCTCCTGGCCCGGGTGATCCCTCGTTTGGTCGATGAAATGCGGGATCGTCCCTTGGCCGTGGTCATCGTGAACCAGTATCGGGACAACATTGGGGCCGTGGGTCCGTTCGCCCCCAAGCACTCGACCCCTGGGGGCCGGGCTCTCAAGCACTTCGCCCACTGCCGATTGGAGGTGACCCGGATAGGCCAGATCCGAAAGCAGGAGCAAGCGGTGGGAATCCACTCCAAGATCCGAACCGTGAAGAACAAGCTCCACCCACCGCTCCAGTCGGCATGGTTCGATATTTACTTCAACCCTCCCCGGGTCGTCGAGGGGGACCCAGACGGCGACACGGAGTAGCGGGTGATCGACCTCACCGCAGACCTTTCCGTGCCGTCGTGGCCTATTTGGGATCGGTTTAAGCTCCCCCCGAAACCTGACGAGGAGGATGAGGAGGATCGGTTCATCCGACCACGTCTTAGGAAGGAGGAGGTGCCACCCCCAGGGTGGTTTACGGCCTGGCGTCCGTACCAGGAAGAAGCTGTGGCCCAGGCGATGGCGGCCTATAAGGCCGGAACACGGATTGTGGTGCTCCAGGCCCCTACGGGTTTTGGGAAATCAGGGGCAGGATATGCTCTCCGACGTCGCCTCGGGACCTGGGGGGCTTACGTCGCGGAGAATAAAGCTCTCCAAGGACAAATGGCGAACGTGTTCCCAGACGCGATGCTCCTCCAGGGCCGGAACAACTACCGAACACTCGATGCGCCCCATCGAAGAGACATCTCCGCCGAGGATTGTACGGTTCGGACCGCCGATTCCTCCCTATGTCTCACGGCAGAATGTCAGAAGGCCGTCGCGCTCTCTCCTCTCAATCGGCTCCCTAAAGGAAAACACTGCTTCCTGTGTCATCCGGTGGGAGATTGCCCGTATCGGGTGGCTCGTCAACGAGCCTTCGGGGCGAATCTCGCTGTCCTCAACACAGCGTATTTTGTGACGGTGACAAACACGGGAGGGGCCTTCTCTGGTGTTCCCTTTCTGATTGTGGATGAGTGCGACCAGTTAGAACGGACGTTGATGGAACAGATCAGAGTCAATGTCCCGTTGGGATTGTGGCGAGACTTGGATCCGGCGGCGGGCGCGTTCCCGTTCCAACAGCCTCCGTCGTTCCATCAGTTCATCCAACCTCTCCTCACCCCGCTAGCTGAGCGGTTGCGGGCGTTACTCAAACGTCTCGACGCTAGACCGTCCAAGGACGCGGCGGTCGCGTTGATCCGAGAGTATCGGAAACTCCAGCGATACTACATGAAGTGGGAGACCGCCCTCGACCTCGACGAGGACGAATGGGTGTTTGACCCGAAAGAAGAAGAAGGGAAACGTCAGAAAGACCCTCTGATTCAATGGCGACCTGTTCGCGTGGCACCGATCGCGGACATGGTGTTCTGGCGTCACGTAGGGTTGGTGTTGATGATGTCCGCGACTGTGGTGGATGGGGAAGAAATGCTCGCATCCTTGGGGATTACCGACCCCGCCGACTTCACGATCCTCAAAGTCCCGAGCACGTTCCCGCCGGCTAGAGCCCCAATCATTATGGTTCCGCTCGCGGACACCACCCAGAAGAACCTCGCCGCGGGGACCCAAGTCCTGGCCCGGGGGCTTCAACAGATCGCGGCTCACCACGCCGATCATCGGATTCTGGTCAACGTCCCGAGTTTCCATCTCACCAGGGCGGTGGTCCCGTCGCTTCCGGAAAAGCGAGTCTTTGAGTATCAGAAAGGGATGGATGCCGAGCAGCGGGTGGATTTAGTCACCAGGTTTAGGGAGTCTTCTACCCCCGGTATTTTGATTGGACCGGGGTTAGACCGAGGTTTGGATTTCCCTGGGGATGCGTGCCGAGTCCAAGTGGTGGCCAAGCTCCCGTTCATGAGTTTGGGGGATGCGGTGGTCCATGCCCGCATGAACCTCCCAGGGGGCCAACGTTGGTATGAGATCCAGGCAATCCGCTCGTTCCTTCAGTCCCTTGGGAGAGGGATGCGGGCTGAGGACGATTGGTGCATTTCATATGTCCTGGACATCCAAGCTGACCAGAGGCTCTGGTCGAACTGGACAGGCCGGAACGGTGACGGGGTGGTCTGGAGTCATGTAGTGGATCGGTGGTACTACCAACGGATCGAACGCCGAAGTCCTTTCGGGGATGAGTGGTTGATCCCAGTCGAGGAGTGGCCGACCTGAGACGTGGGCTCACCCCGTATAATCCACACCGAAGACTCATGAACGAGGAACCCGTGGAATCCCTATCCATGGAGAAAACAAGGGGGGAACGATGACTCTGTTTGAGCAGGGGACGTTCTCGCTTCACAGCGGGCGGCGGAGTCGGTGGCGTATCAACGCGGAAGTCTTGACGGACGCCGACCTGGAGACGCTCGCGATGCTGA